TTTTTTGTCTTCTAATATAGGTTTTAATTCTATATAATCTTTTACAGTCATTATTCTAAAAATTTTCTCTTTTTATTATCTATATTTTCTTTTTGTTCATATTGTTTCCTCATTAAGTCTTTCGTTAATTCTTCTTTTTGAGTTTGACCTCTCGCTCTCCTGAGATAATCTTCATACTTTTTCTTTTCTAAATCTAGCATCTTGTTAATTTCTCTTTGCTTTTCTGAAAACTTTTTAATTTTTTCATTTAATATATCCATTGGAATTTTTAAAGAACTTGCTGTTTTTTCAGCGTTTTTACCATAATGATCATACGCTTTTTCTATTATTTTTTCTTCCATATCTTCAAGAGATACACCTGGTGACCATATAATCATTACTCTACTCCTATAATATATTCATGGAATTATTTTTTCGTGTCGATCCATAATCCCATGCACGTGGCTTTCTTGTATCTTCTCGGTTCGCTCCAGGATCTTCAATAGAAGGACCGGTTGTTTTTCTTGGATCAGGATTCCCATCATCAACAGCTTTATCAGTAAGTGAGGGTACACTTCCCGATGGAACAACATCCATGACATTCGAATCTTCTCCCATTTTTAACATATCCATGCTTGTATCAAGCTGAATTCCAAGCAATTTATCGCGATTGCATGCATCTCTAAATTCATATGATGAAATTTGTCCCATCTGTACAGCTTGTGTTAAACGTCCAAATTTTGATGTTTTAACTGTTTCTTCATCTACGCTATTGAGAACTCTAAGAGGTTTAAATGATATTTCTAAATCGGTTGGAATAAATCCATATTCCCTTTGACACTTTATTTCAATCATTCTTAAAGCATCATATTTTGATTTATTTCTTACTTGTCCTTCAACCATTGCATTATAATTTTCAATATCATCTTCTCCGCTGTTAAAACCAGCGGCACTGATACCGAATAATTTAGTTAATGGCATACGCATATCACATGCTATTTGCATCCTAATTTCACGCATTATATCCGAAATACCTGCAAAAGATAACTGCTTTTGTACATAGTCATCTTTCATATCCATCGTAATTGCATGTTGATAATTCTTTTGCCAGTTTGCTAATTGAACTCTACGTTCAATTTGTTGTTGGCCATTCGGTGTCAATAAAGTAGAAGCAAGTCCTTCAATTTTAAACACGTCAATTTTAAATTCATCAAGCACTTCAAAAGAAAGATTATTTGCTTTCAAATACTGGTTTATACTACGTACTAAATGCTCTACAACTGAAAATCCCCAGCTTCTTAAACGAGGGCGAATGAATGATGGGGCAGTCAATCCTTTCAATCTCATTACACGTGATTTATGCAATTTAACTGCATAATAATCATAATACTCAAAATCTTGAGTTTGAATAGCGGGATCATACCCTTCTGTATTAAGCTTATCCCAGAATAATTCCCATAGGTCTACTGCCCGAAATTCTAGTGGAGAATCCGGAGATAATGCATCTAAATCAAGAGGGCTTTCCGGATCTTGGTCTGTCATGATAACAATACCAGCTCCACCAAAAAGTCTGTTCCATTTTATGGCCTGTGCTAGTGTATTGATATCATCATCTCTATCTAGAGAAACTTGAATTCTTTTTATTTGCTCTTCAGACAATTGATTTGAACTTATTTCAATTCCACCTCGAAATCCGTCGTCAACAGGCAAATCAATGATGGTTTGAATAAGTCCATTTTCAACGTACAGCTCTGAAAGAAGTTGTCTCATATTTGATATTAAATACCATCTATTGTTATTAAATAGAGTATTTACTTGACTTAATTGAGTTCCAAAGAAAGAAAATGTGCCACCTTCATTAAACCCTATCGCTTCCGCAAGACCATTTCTAACAATGTTATTTGATTCTTGTTTAATATCTTTCGAATTAAGAAAATTATTAAACTGAATCTCATCTAATTTTTGTTTTGAAAATGTGCCTTTGTCAAAAGCAGCACGTGGTTTTGTGTTCTTTATTTCTGAAATAAGTTTGCTCTTTTTCACAATAATCCTTTTTTATAGAACGTTGAGAAGAGAAAATCCTTCACATAGCACATTAAAAGCGCCTGAATATACATCAACAATATCATCATGGGCGCCCAGAGGGAAATTTTCTAGTTCACTGAAAAATTCTTTATTCCATGGCGCTCTTAAAATTTTGATGTTTCCGGCTTCGCTTTGAGCGGAGACAGCTTTCGCTCTTGTCTCTTTGTCTTTTGTGTTGCGCACGGTCTGAACGTAGTAGCCCGCAAGCATGCGTGTGAAATTTCCAATGTCCGATTTTCCCGCAGATCCTGGGTCTTCTTCGCCGTAAATAATAGTATCATGGCCATCCCATGACGCTGTATTTACGATTAATTTTTCAACTTCAAGAGGAGAGCCGCGAATCGATCTTAAATCTGCTACGATGCAAATGCCGTTGGGATATTTGAGCATGCGCAGGCCACGGGTCCAATCCGGGTCTTTATTTTCTTCATTTGGTTGAGTGCTATTATGCACCAAAATATTATTTGCAAAAAATTCAGGACAATCTTCTACAGTTAAATCATATACTGGCAATTCTTTTTCTAAATTTTTCTCCGCATAATTCTTTGCAATATTTCGATTTAAAACTTTTTGAAAAATATTTTTCACCACATGAAATACATTGGTATTCTTTTTTTTGTTGAGTCTTTTTTTGAAGAGCTTTAAATGCTTTTTTTCTGTGTGTCGGATTTTTAAGATTAGTCTCATATGCAAGATCGTTTTTATGATACTGTCCGTGATCTTTTCTGGAAACACATTCCAAATTTCCGATTTCGTTATTAAGCCTGTTTCCGTCTTTATGGTGGATATGCAAGCCATGGGAAATGCTTCCGTAGTAAAATTCATATACGTCTCTGTGCAATGATCGGTAATCATATCGTTTATTTTCTTTGTTCCATTCATTGCAATAGAAATATCTTTTTTTACCGTACAAACTATATCGTCTGCCACTAAATTCGACAGATTTATCCATCCTCTGTTCTTTGTCCATACCGGATGTTCCCTGGTTCCTGTTACCACTGAACCATTTGAAAAAATAATTGAAAAAATTTCGTTTGTTTTTTTTGAAATTCCTGACCATTTAACACTTTTAAAACCAGAACGAGTTAATACTTTTTCTCCGATTTTTATGTCTTCTATAGGTCGTGTCCCAGTATCAGTAATTATCATAGTCCCAGTAATCAAACAAGCTCTATCCCAGTAGCGCACACTTTTAATCCAACCCCCTGGCAATGTATCGATAAGCTCAAACCATTGCTCCTGGAAATATGAGCCAGCTACGACTCGCACATTCCAGTTTGCTCCAAGGAGTCTCTCTCGCTCTACGCGAGAAAGAGCCTGCAAATTTGCAATGTAGGCAGGGTCTTTTTCCATCAAAATTTTGTTGTCGGTGACTTTTGCAGAAATGAAGGTGAATGATTTTGGCTGTGATTCTTCGCCAAATTTTTCAAATATTTCTTTACGAGAATTTTCCCAATAGATCACTCCATCTTTTCTGACAAACCAACGAATTTCCCCTGAGCGCTCAGGAATTGCGAACCCGTTCGCATCAATGTACCAGTCTATCCATTGTCTTACCCATGAATTCACGTCTGGATTGCATGTAGCTCTCACGCGAGGTTTGACGCCACTTGTGCTTCTATTACGAGAAAACATGTAAGTGAATTGCATTTCAGTGAAGTGAGTGACCTCATCAAACCCAATAAAGGGAACCTGGCTTCCTTGCCAGTCATAAATTGATTTTTCATGCTCAAGATGTGCAAATTTTAGTGTTGCTTTTGAAGGAAATATCCACTCAAGGTAAGCTTCTCTTGGATGACCTTTATATTTTTTATAGATTGCCATCGATTCATGCCATAGGCCACCTGGATTTCGGACTTGAACAGAATTTCTACGAAAGATAACCCCCCTAAATTTTGGATTGTGAACATCTTTTAATTCTTCAAGCAAAAGTGCAAAAGTTTTACCGCCACCGGCTGCACCTCCGTAGAATGCTACATCTGCTTCTGTAGCAAGGAAATTATACTGTGGACCTGGTTGAGCTAAAGAAAGAACATCGATTTTATTACGCTCATATTCATTCTGTTCTATTTCTTTTTTTTGTTTGAATTTTGAGATGTATCTTAGTTCGGCGAGCATTTTATTCTATTAATTTTTTTATTTCATCTAAATTTTTCATTATATTATTTTCATTGTCCAATATAAATCCCCCTCTTGAATATTGTCTTCCTTGAATATCAAAAGCAAAATTATTCGTAGTTTCTAGCTTGTGTACAGCTTCTATAGTATTTTTTCTTACCAAAATATCATTAAATTTTATATTTATTTTTAAATCATCTTTAATTTCTGCTTTTACTTCTCTTATTTTAATCATTTTATGAATTAACCCTCAAATTCAAATTTTGTTCTCGAAGTCTATCAATTTCAGCAAGAAGAATTAAAATAGCGCATTCTTCGCACATTTTATATTCCATTGTGTGGGTGCCATTAGGATCATGAAGGGAAACTGTCTGTCTTATTGTTTCTTCCATATGTTTTGTCAATTCTATCATTTCCATTTATTCTTCCTTTGGGCTTTCTAGAACATCAAATTCCATTAATTGATCGTTATTGAAATTATATTTTAGCATATATGCTATTTGTAAATTTTTTGTTTTAAACAATTTATGCACGTGATATAAATGTTTTTTTTCATTGCCTTCTTCATATAGTACAATGGCATAAACCTTTATCATTCTAAATTTTCTCTGACTTTTTATCCGTTCATCATCTTCTTCAATCGACTTTAAAATATCTTCTTGAGTGGTATTTTCATCTTTTTTTTCAACTTCTTCCTCACAATCTTCATAATAGGTCTCAAAAAACGCAATCTTTAATCCTAAAACTTCATTTTCTATATTTTTAAGTAGTAAATTATAGGTTATGTTATCTTTTTTATAATCTATATTTGTTGTGTTCAGTATATCTAAAACCCCATCAATCGCTTCCAGGAAGCCTTTTTTGTATTCTCGGTTCATTTTTTTTTCCTTTTTTATATTAATATTAGGACGGTAGCTTGCGCTTTAAAAGGAGGTCGTAACTTACTAGTAAATTATTCATTCCCTACTACTCTATTAAGCCATTGGCAGTCACCCCAAATGGACTCCTAACTTTCTATATTTTTGTTATTAAATAGTTGTATCCCATTTTATACCTAACATGTTTTGCAGAATTATACTCTAAATATTTATTTTTAGTGTACTTTTTTAAAAAAGTATACCCAAAATTTTTTAATATAATTCTGTTTTTTCTAGTAGGATAGCATCTGAATTTTTGATATTTTTCAACCATTGAGATTATTTTATTTATATTCATAACTCATCCACTTTCATTTATTCCCTTATTTTAATATTTATTTTTCCATAAATTTTATCAATTATTTCACACCATTTATAAAAACCATCTGAAATATCGAAATAAATTTGTTTTTTATTTTTCAATATAAATTTTGATGATTTTCTTCTTTTTCTTTTGTTCATAACTCATTCACCTTCGTACCTTCAAAAAACTTATCAGCAAACGCCTTTAATTCATCAAAATCAAGCTGATATCTCTCAGCAATTTTCGCGATAAATTCTTTGTGTTTAAGCATTAATTCTTTTTGTTTAATTTCTAATTCTTTTTTCTTAATTTTAAGGAAGTCAGCATCTTTAGCTTCTTTAAGTCCGCCATAGGTTTTTGCAGAAAAAATTAAAGCAGCCATATCTCCTTTATCGGCTGTATCTAATAATTTATTGAGTATTTTCTTCTTGGTACGAGTGCGTTCGTTTACATAGGAGTCGAGAAATTCAGAAGATCTTCCTTGTTCTTTTTCATATCTTTGTCTGTCAATAAATTTATAAAAAGTCTCTTTATGTATATCAAAATGCTTAGCTATTTGATAGTCGTAACAAAATATTCTACAAGCATCTTTCCACTCTTCTAAATCTGGATTAAACTTAAT